GTCCTGGTCATGACGTAAAACTGACTTCTTACCTCAACTCAATCTCATGTTTGAATCCTTGTTTGCCGCCGTACTTCCGGTGATGAAAGACCTTCTTTGGGCAGCAGCAGGTATGTTGTTGTCTTATGCACTTAACAAAATCCAAACGCAATTTAACTGATCATGTCTGAAAGCCATCCTGATTTTCGTGACGGTACACGTGAGTACAACTTGCGTGCTCTTGTCCATGCAAACTATCAACCTAAAGTTGGAGAAAACAACGGCATTGGTTTAAAACTTGTTGTTGAATCAGCTCGTGAATCACGGCGTCGTATAGCAAGGCAAAATAAAAAGTTTAAACAAACTACAAACTTGGACATCCTCAATCAACTCAATTAATCATGGCTCACATCACCCAAGCTAAACTTGAAAGTTTAAGTGTCATCAAGTTATACGAGCACTATGGTGCCTTGGAACGCTCTCTTCCTCTCCTTACTCCTGAGTCCCAGGAGTTGGCAAAAGCTGAGTTGGAATGTTGCGCCAACTTACGGTCTGAAAAAATTGATCGTATTTATTACGCGATTGCTGCCCATGAAGATGCTCTGGAACGTATCAAGAAAGAAGGGGATTTAATTACCCAGGCCAAACGACACCATGAGTCACAACTGAATCAACTTAAGAATTTGTTAGGTTGGTTGCAACGTTCATTGCCGCTGGACTCGAATAGAATTCAAGGCAAAAACTATGAGTTTGTTCTTTCCAAAAAGAAAGAACTCACGGTCGAGATCACATCGGATCCGGAGTTTTGGCACACTGACGAAAGATCTAAATTCTGCATCCAGCAAGAAGTCACCACAACTAAACAAATTGTGGTACGTTCAATGTCAGGAGAAGTTCTGTCCAACAGAACAGAACCTAAAACAAAAACTGAAACCCTCCCCAATCTTGATGCCATCCGCAACGCTTACCAAAACGGTGAACACCTACCCTCCGGAGTTAAAGTTGAACAACAATATTCAATCCGAAAGAACAGGCTCTTCTCTGCCAAACGGATGGAACCACAAACATCCGAATATTTCGGAGAGTTTTTACCGGAACTTGACTCCGCCGAATGACTTGGAAGATGCACACATTATGATGTGTTGTCATCAACAATCTGTTGATGACTTCCAAATGCAGATTGACATGATTGATATTGAAATCAACATGCTTTCTGAAGAAGGTTGTGAGGTTCCCATTTATCAAGAAGCAAAGCTTGATGAACTAGAAGAACGTAAACTTAAACTACTATCAGGTAAACGGTTTCACCAAAATGCGCGTCATGCCTACTGGTATGTCACTGCCCGTGGTAATAAAACAACCAAATAAATACTTGTACAATAAATAAAGTAACAGGAGTCCCATGGGCGGCGATCCGGTCCTTAATAAATTAATTGCTGGGTTTACCAACGATGGGACTCCTCTTTCAGCAACCATTGGTTCCAAAATGGAACATGGGGTTGTTGTTTTGACAGCAGCTATGCTTGCCAATGAAAACCTTGCTGCATCAATGGATGCAGAAGAAATGGTTGATGCTGCCATTAATTATTACAATTTAATTCAAAAACGACTTGGGTATTACCAGGAACATCAAGCTTATTCTCTTGAACGTTTGCTCTGAAAATACTTGATATACTAAACAAGTATTTTCATTCATACATGGAACCTGTTGTTGTGCCACGGTTAACCGTATCTTTTGCGGTTGACATTGACGTTGAATACAATTCATTTGGCGGTAAAACTGCCGAAGAAATTGCAGAGGCTTTGCAAGATGATCTTGATGATTTGTTGTTTGAGCTAAGTCCCAGCGTCAAAGGTGTCTATACTTCTACAACAGCCGTTAACTTCAATGACTAAAGACCTTGCCAAGAAACTCCGCACTGCCGGTGCTTTTGATACCCCTTGGTTAAAAGAACAACTTTGTAATTGGAACACTAAGGCTGAGCAAGAAAAAGCAGATTTTATGGAGCATATGTATCAGTGCTCTGGCCGCAACAACAACCTGTATACTGGGCTTTGGCAAAATTTTTGTTTAACAGAAGCTGGTCCTTATTGCCGTGATGAATACTTCCGTCGCGTTGAATTTGTTAAAGATCTAGAAGCTGGTAAATTTAAAGGGCAAGAAATTGTTCTTTAATAAATCCACAACCTTGGATGCAACTTAAAATAAAGGGATGTTTTATTATTGAACATCCCTTTTTTATGGATGCACAATCCTCTATTGACGCTCTTAGACAACTTGATATTAATTACATTCTTTATGTAGCAGAACGAAATAATTCCAAATGTAAACAGCCTGTGGCAGACCAATGGCTTGAAGGCTATCATCAAGCTGTAAAGGATTTTTCTTATTACCTTGGCGCAAAACAATCAACTGAACAATCTTGACACTCTTTATAAAGAAGCTTTTCAAGAATTTGGCAACACCAAAATGAGGCGTGAATCTGACAAGGCAACTTCTGATTACATTAAGGCAAACTTCAAGCCAGAAGCAGACGTGTTAAAACCACCCACTGATAAATGGTCGGGTTTCTTCCAGGAATCCAAAGCCAAAGCAAAGGAACGTTTGCGTGAGTATCTGGCTGACACTGTTAGTGAATTTGTAGATACCAATGTTTTAAGTGGTAATGAATTCTTTGAAGTATTACTTGAAGTAGTGTATGACAACTGGCAAGGCTATCAAAAAAATGCAGATGAAAACCAGGCGCTTCTTAAACTTTTGCAGAATACAAAGAACAATTAATTACATTTGATGCGTTGTGCAGTGGCCGCTAGGTCACTGCTTTTTTATGTCTAAACTATTGAACTTAGAATAATCTTAAGTAATTAAAAAAACAATGCCTAACTATAGAGATCCTACGGATAACAATCTGTATCACGTACATAAAGTACAGACCTGTAGTGGGCACCCTTTAGAAGTTTCAACAACCAGCGGCAACGTTGTTTATGTGCAGCCAGGGAACACAGCTGGTGATGCTTTTGGTCGATTAAGGATCTCTCAACCTTATACAATTTTTGATAGCCAACATCGTTACCAAGAAAACGACAAATGGTCAACGTTGACTGGTGTCAGTGGCACAACTGCTTATCAAGCAAATGAAAGTGCTGTCAATTTAAACGTCACTACACTGTCTGGTGATTACATCTACAGGGAAACAAAACGGGTGTTTCCTTACCAGCCAGGGAAATCATTTTTAAATATGACATCGTTTGTTTTTGCTTCTGGCAAAACAAATCTTAGGCAGCGCGTTGGTTTGTTCAGTACACAAAACGGTGTTTTCTTTGAGCAAAGTGGAACAACAAACTATCTTGTTCTGCGTAGTTACGTAACTGGTTCTGTTAATGAAACACGTGTAGCTCAAAGCAGTTGGAATGTAGACACCTTTGATGGTTCTGGTGTAACAAGGCGAAACCTTAGCACTACCACTGCCAATGTCTTTTGGATGGATATTGAATGGCTTGGCGTGGGTGACGTACGTGCTGGTTTTGTTGTAGATGGTCACATGGAAGTGGCCCACATCTTCCACAATGACAATCAAAATCCAACCAGCTACATGACCACAGCTGTACTGCCGTTGCGCCAGGAGATTCAAAATCTAAGTACAACTGCTTCTAGCTCTACGGCAAAACAAATCTGTGCAACTGTTGCATCGGAAGGTGGCTATGAGGGTTTTACCAGACGTTATAACGTTGCTACTAGCACTACGCCTAAAACGCTCACTTCATCTGGTGCAACTTATCCACTGGTTTCTATTCGTATGGTATCAGGCCGTACAGATAGTGTTATTGTTCCAGCTAACTTAAGTGTGGCACTTGAACAAACACAAAACAACAAGCCAGACATCATTCAGTACAAAGTACTGCTTAATGCAACACTGAGTGGTGAAAACTGGCAGACTCATTACAACGGCAATGTTCAGTATGACACCACTGCAACAGGTGTAAGCGGTGGCACGGATGTTGCTGGTGGGTACATTGTTTCTGATGGCACACTATCTCTGAGTGATGTGCGGGACTTTAACTTCCAGCTAGGTCGCACCCAAGCTGGTGTCAGTGATGTTTTTACTGTTGTTGCCGCTCCAACTATCAGTGGTGCAAAGGTATACACAGACCTATCCTGGTTTGAAATTGTGTAATTAGTTCGCGTTACAATAGGATTACTGCAAAAAAATCATGTATACTCCTGGTCCTCAAACGGTTTCGGTGCCACAAACCCCAGGGCCTGAAGCGTTGCCTGAGCCCCAGGCCAAGCCAAAAGGCCCTGGTAAATCAAAGAATGGTGATGTTGGGGCCTTCATCCAGCAGTGCATCTCCCTTGCCTCCTACCTCAAGGAACTTCAAACACAAGCCCATCTCATTCACCTGAACTACGAGGGGGCGAACTTCCTCGGGGTGCATGGGTTCCTTAAAGACCAGTACGAAGCTCATCTCGAACAGTTTGATACGTTAAGTGAATTCATCAGGTCCATGGACTACCTGATGCCGATGTGTGCCAGGGGACTAGCAGACGCTGGTCCTGGTATCCAGCATGTTACCAGCTACAAAGGAACCGATCAGCTCGCCACGTACTACAAAAACCTGGAAGAGCTTGGCATGAAGACCAAGAAGCTAGAGCCTGTTGCTGCCAAGGTGGGTGCTATTGATGTCCAAAACTACATGGCTGATCTTTGTGGTCAAGCTTTTAAAGCTGCTTGGCAAATCAAAGCTACGTTGCGGACTAACTGATGAAATTAACACCTGCAGAACGTATTAAATTAAATGCCGCAATTGTTAATGCTGCTAGAACTGGTCAACCTTTAGCAGGTGAACTGCAAAGTTTATATGACCGTGCTGCTCAGTTTGAAGCTGCAAAACAACAACAGGTATCTCAGCTATCCGCTGAAAAAGCAAGTCAAATTGCTGCGGAAAACTATGCAAATAGAGGAC